CGTTGTGTCAAACGATGGGGCGGCAGGGGCAGCAAACCATTGTGAACTAACAGGCATCGTCTACTAAGCTCCTGAAAGCGCCTTCTGTACTGCGCCAATAAGTATTGAATCAGCCGCAGAAACAAAATAAGGCACGATATCAACGGCATTTGCCGCTGTGCTAAGTGTTATTCCGGCATCTCCGACAGTCTTATACTGAGAGCCAAGAGCTAATGTTCTGGACCCTGTGCCATCCTGAATGCAAACAATAATACCAGCTTGACCAACCGCCTCCGTGGTGGGGTTGGTAAGAGTCACATTTCCTGTAAAGGTCAGCACAAAGTTTTGATTGGCACTAAAGTCTAACGCCACGTCGCCTGTATTCGATGTATCTGTGTCTGTATTTCCTAGCAAGATTTTCCCAACAGTAAGTTTGCCAGCTATTGTGACATCAGTGCCACCAGTGGGAATCTCGATAACATCAGCGTCAGCATCATTCTTGATCGTAACGTCGTTGGTACTTCCTTGACCTGTGAGAATAAGACCTTCAGCGGCGGTATAGCCCATTGCGGCATTATCAGCGGCAGCAGTGTCACCATCCGCATTTACCGTAGATGCCGTAACGTCTCCAACGATGTCTACATTTGTCGCACCCGTAGCTATCGTTATCACGTCCGCATCCGCGTCATTCTTGATCGTCACATCATTGGTAGAACCTTGGCCTGTAAGGATAAGACCTTCAGCGGCGGTATAGCCCATTGCGGCATTATCAGCGGCAGCAGTATCACCGTCAGCATTTACCGTAGATGCCGTAACGTCTCCAACGATGTCTACGTTCGTTGCGCCCGTTGCTATGGTTATTACATCGGCATCCGCATCATTCTTGATCGTCACATCATTGGTTGATCCTTGGCCTGTCAGGATAAGCCCTTCAGCGGAAGTGTACCCCATCGCAGCTTTATCACTGGCGGCGGTATCGCCCAGAACATTAAAGGTTCCGCTGGAAGTAACATCTCCAGAAGCTGTTATAGTTGCCAGAGCCAAGTTTGATATAGCATCTATAACTGCCGCGCCAGAACCTGCACCATCCATGTAGACAATCGCTGACTTACCGTTTGCTATCGTTATATTGGCACCGCTTCCTTGGGTCAGGATAATCGAATACGGCCCACTGGACCCAGAGTCAGTGGTTGCGTTAATAATAATAAAGAAAGCTGCAGTTGTATTTGGAGCTATTGTAACCGTGCAATTTGAATCTAAAGCTCCTGTAAATTTAACTACACGGTACATTCCATCTTGAAGATTCTCTGTTCCAGATTCTGGAGACGCTTCTCTAACTGTCAGAGTGGCCGTATCTGCGTTTGTTGTTATCGCGACAGCTTTGTAAGAAGCTATACGATCTAAAATGTCCAGATTATGGTTAGTAGTCGTCCCCCATGCACCAGACTGTTCTCCAGATCCGATCTTTTCGATGCCAAAACTTGTTGTATATGATGAAGCCATAATCTTGTTCCTATGCCGCTATTTCTGTCCAACCCGGCGTTTGTGTGGTACTTATTTCAGAGAAATTCGAGGTTTGAGAAGTATCAATAACACTCCAGACAAGTGCATTATTGACAATTCCTTCAGCAGATACTCCCTCTACGCTGAACGCAAAGTTTATTTGAACGGAACCGATGCCGCTTGCCGCCGAAACACCCGTAACAGAAAGATTGGAATTGGTGATAATGGAAGGCGAGCCAACGGCAGATGCGGCAGAAACACCCGTTGGCGAAACAGTTACAGATGCAAATACAGAGGGTGATCCAATTGCACTTGCTGCGGAGACACCCGTAACGCTGATACTAACTGGAAGACTGATTGTAACAGAACCTGTCGCACTGGCTGCGGAGACACCCGTAACGGTTACAGGAAGTGGGCTATTCCACGCCCCCGCATTCCAGGTACTTCTATCCCAGCCAGTGATAAGGGCCATTATGAGATCCTGATTATAGCGTTATTAGCGTCATTCGCCGGGAACTGTATGGTGAAATCTCCCGCGCTGGACGATTTATCGCCACCAAAATTAATAACCGCAACCGCAGGATCAGCAGCATGATTAGTCGTAGATCCTGTACCAGCAGAACTTAGAGTGCTGTTATAAATCAAGGCCCCTCTGGCACTGGAAATAGTAGAGGTAGACCATGTACTATCTGCAAAATCCAGATATGCAGTAGGCACTGAACTAGCGTTATCACCCAAGGCAAGTGTTACACTAGCCAACGTATTGCCACCTGCCGTATAAGCCGTTCCAGATACTTCGTTAGAGGTAGTGTAACCAGTAGTATCCGCACTGATTGACGAGCTATCCGTAAACATCGCAATCTTGAACGTATCCGCACTGATTGCGCTGGATCCAGTTCTTGTATGTGGAGTCCAGAAATGGATCCCCGCCATTGCCTCTGTCTTGAAAGTTCCGCACATAGCGGATGATCCAACTGCCATTACAGCCTCCTTATAATGTCGGCCATATCCTCATGACCTTGCTGTTTTAGTAACGCCCAAATTGTGGTTCGCTCACTTTGTGCCATCCTATTCATATAGAATATAAGTATATCCTTCAAATTTTCTCTGTGTGCCAGGGCCTGATCCCGTATGACAGGAGGGGCCTCTTTAGAAACCAACATGATTTTATTCATAGCCATCTCCGCCATTTCTTCAGGAGAATGACCCCGGTTCGTCGTTGTAAATACCAAGGGATCGCTAACACCGGCGTTGCCCTCACTGCCCAGCATCAAGCCACATCCCTTCTAACTCTATCGTACCGATATTGGTCTCTGGTCTGGAGACCTTCACCAAGATTCTTCAGCCATTGTAGAGCTTCCTGGAATCTTCCATTGTAAACCTGAAGGAGGTCAGCTTCTCCCTTCATGAAAATATAAGCCTCTACAAGGCTACCATACAAAAGGCCGAGTTCCGCGTTGGTTCCAAGCCAGCTTGTCCCGTCAGAACTTGTAGTAATAGACGTTGGGCGATAAAAGTAATGTAATTCCATTGTGTAAACAGCGTCTGGGGTGGGCGCCAACAAAAATGTATCGTTGTCCCAATCAGCATAGTATTTGGGGGTCCCTGTGGTTGCAGGGTTTGGCGTATAATCTTGTAAAGCAGTTACCTGTTTGTACAACAGAAACTCTTTACTCGAAGAGTTGATAACACTCAAGGAATTCTGGGCCAGAAAGTCCGTTGGTTTGGATAAATATTGATTTCCTGAAGTGGCGGATCCCTGTGAAGATCTACGGAACACATCCAGTTGGCATTCTTTCAAAATACGTTCTTCGGCATTGACAATAAAACGAGACAATTGGCTGACAAAAGTCGATTCAGTATTTTGCGTGTAATCTTGAATAGCCGTTTTTAAGGTCGTGAATGTATAGGCCATCTTATGCGCTCACTGTTACAGGACCAGCAGAAGAAAATCCCCCGCCACCTTTAACATTACCAGAAGTGGCTGTTCCACTCCCAGAGGTAAAGGTGTAATTATCGTCATCTACCTTGGTAATAGAAAAGCCAGAACTGTTCTCTATGGCAGCTTCTGTAAATCCGTCAAAGGATTCTACCCTTCTAAATCTAACCGTATCGCCGGTGCTTCGACCATGACCAGGCTCCGTAACTGTTATAACAGCAGAACCACTTGCACTTGATTTGAAACTATCGAAAGCTAGTAAAACCTCCACAGCTGGTTCCGTTCTAGCTGGTCTGCTTATTCTTAATGCTTGAGGATCCGCTCGGACACGCCGAGGCTGTAATTGAGGCTGCTTTGACTCATATTCATCTCTGCCTACGAGATATCCGTTCCACTCCAGAATCATGTTTGTTAATTTGTATGCTCTCCCAGAACGGTCTGAGATACCTAAAGCATGTTTGCCTGAAGCATACCTAGGCATTACAAAATACTCAGCGAAGCATAACTTGGGACTAGCCGTAGAGCTGTCCGCTCTCCGTCCTCTGATGCGGCCCTTTGAAATTCCTCCTCATAAATTTCTTTTAATATTACGATTTTCTGAGGAGCTCTCTTAATTGCTAGATAATAAGCTAAACCTGCTACAAGACATGGAAGAAATCTGAAGGGTAAATCCGCGGTGTTAATCGCGGTATCTGCATCTTCGATACGTCGAACTCGGTAATATATAAGTTCATCCGTAGAATTCTCAGGAGAGGGCCAAACAGTCACTGTAGGTGTTATCAAACGATCTACATAAAATTGCGTTGGCCGGCCTTGGGTTGTCTTATCCGGGGTGTTGAGATAATCGCCTCTGCTTATCCTATTAATACTTATATCTGAACTGCTCCTTCTTATTATTGCTTCCAGGAAGCTTACCGTTGATTGCACATCTATCAAACTCGGATCAGAACTGATAGTTGTACTGGCTGCGCTGCTTGACCCGGTAATTGTTTCACCAGCAGTGAAAGCCCCGGAAGGCACAGTCAATGTAATAGTGGTTGAGGAAGGTTTGCTTATAACAGATGCGGTAACCTCACTGGTTCCCCCAGTAATGGTCTCTCCGACACTAAGATTAGTAGAGGCCCCTACCGTAGCCGTTATAGTCCCAATGGGATAAACCGCAACAGAAGAGGTAGAAGATAACTGAGCCAAAGGCTGTGTTATTTGCTCTACGGTCCATAGATTTAATCCTCTATTCGCCCATTCCGCAAAAAGAAGATTTAGAGATCGTCTGGAAGTTGCAGAATCATAACCTGTTCTGAATTCTAGTCCGCATCTCTCGAAGGCCTCTTCTGTAATTTCGGCCATGTCCAGATTAAAATTAACCGATCCAGAAGTCGCCATATCTTACTCCTTAACTAAAAACAGCTAATCTAATCCCCACGGCTAATTGAGCAAGAATAAGGAATCCTACTGCCCATAGAATTTTACTGAACGTGTCTATAGATTTTTGGATATGATAAATGTCGTTATTTTTGAGAACATCAATCTTCTCCGATAATAATCGTAGTTCGCCTCGTATCTCAACGAGCTCGAGTTCATTCCTACGTTCAATATCACTCATCGCTCTTAAAACTCTTTAATACAATCCAACACTATCGCGTATGTATCACCACTCCCGTGTCCAATTGTAGTGAATCTCAAATCTCCCGTGGGGCTGGAAGCGCTGTTAAGAAGGCCCCCAAAAGAAGAAAAATCAAAATCTCCTTGGTAACCAGAAGGAAGTTCAACTGCTAACGTATCAGTGCTGGCATCCCATAGAATCTTCACGGACAGACCAATGGTGCTGAACCATATCTTGTCGATACGAAGATTGCTGCAAGCGGTGCCATCTTGAAGAGTTGATAGGCCAGAAACATCCACTGCCATAACAGCACTTTGACCAGTATCAACATATGTGTAAGCAAAAGATTTGACTAGTCTTCGGGGGCCATCCTCAATGATCTTCTCGGTAAAAGTATCGGCCATAGCCTACTCCTTAATCTCTCCTGACAAGATCATCATCTTATGCTTATTAGGAGTTCCTAGAGAAGGAGAGCCCAAGAAAGGACTCTCCTTGATTTCGGATTTATTTTATGGCGCGTCATTATACTGGATCATGCCATCCGTAGTTCTTTGAGCGGCAATCCAGATATAATCGCACCAAGCAGCATCTGCTGTGGTCGTTCCAGACATGGCACCGAACCACGGCGTCAAGGCTGAAGTGGGTATGTTCCCCGTAGTAGTTGTTTTCAGCACTCGGTCAACATAGAA